ACCGCCAACACGAACCCGATCCGCACGGATACCGCGGGCCGGCTGACGGTCTATCTCACGCCCGGCACCGGCTATAAGTTCGTCTACGAGCTGCCGTGCACGCCGCCGGGGCATGGCACCGTCCTGCGCACGGCCGACAACGTCGCGGGCACGCCCGCGGCCTCCGTCGTCACCACCGGGACGTGGATCCCGACCTTGGGCGGCACGACGACCTACACGACGCGCGAGGGCTCGTGGGTGCGCGTGGGCGCGCTGGTCTTTGCGCGCGGCCAGCTCACCGTCAGCACCATCGGCACCGGCTCGACGTTCGAGATTGACGGCTTGCCGTTCGCCGTGAACGGGCGCACGTCGGCGGTGGTCGGCAGCGTCATCACGGGGGCGGTGTCGTTCGCGCACGTCGGCGCCGTCGCCTCGGGCACCACGACGATCGACTTTATCGGGCTGACGGCGGCGGGCGCGTCGATGGGGTTTCTGAATATCTTCGGCAACGGGACGTTTGTCGACTTCGCCGTCACGTACATCACGCTCGCCCCGTAGCTGGGCGGGGGCCGGTTCTCGGTCGTAGCTCGGATCGTCGCCGCGGCGCAGCATCTCGAGCACGGCCGGCGCGTCGGCGAAGTACGCGCGCACGTGCTCGATGAATGTGATCGCGGTGCGGCGCGTGTCGCCCGTCGTCCCTGGGTGCCGCAGCGCCAGCTGCAACAACGCGCAGAGCTGAAACGCGGTGTGCGGACGGAGCACGAACTCGAGAGGCCCTTGGTGCTCGAGCAGCTCGGCGAGCTCGGCGGCGCCCTCGCGGACCAACGTCTCGTCGTCGACAGCCATTGCGGTCACTCCCTCTGCTTGAGGACGGCGGCGATCAAGGCTTGGCGGCCGGCGCTGAAGGCGATCGTTTCCGGCGCGGTCGCCGCGTCCATGTCGAGGCGGTGGGCGGCCAGCAGATCGTGCAACTCGGCCGTCCGCATGGTCGAAAACAGATCGTAGGCGGCCCGCGCATCGGCCGCGGCAACCTCCGTGGACTCTTTCTGGGTGCTCATTTCGGCTCGTCGTCTTCCGGCAGGATCTCGATTTCCAACCACATCTGGTCGCGGAACGCGCGCCAGCCGGGCTCATCGAACACCAGGGAGATCCATTATTCGTTCGACGCAGGGCGCCGCCGCCGCTGGACTTCCTGTGCGTCGAGTTCGGCGAGACGCGCCTCTGCTAAGACACGCATCGCCGCAAACTCTTCGGGCGCGCGGGTCGCCAGGTCGAGAAAGATCAACAGGCGTGGGTCCATGAGTTCACGAATCGTGGGCCGGGCCTTGGCGGGCCGCGGGCGGGGCAACGACGGTGCGAACGAGTCGAAGGGCTTGATGGGCATACGAACCAGCCTCATGCTGACGCTTAATCATGTGGTGACTCGCTTCTCAACTAAAACGGCAACAAAAGACACCCTACCACAAGTCGTCAAATAATTCGCGACGCGACGCGCGGTTCCACGCACGCCCGCCGGGCGGAGGATTCTCCGCCACGCCGCACAATCATCCGATCCGGATGGTGGCCTGCAACCGTGTGAAGGCGTGTGGGGAAGTGTGGGGAAGTGTGGGGAAACGTTAGCGGTCGACGCGGAGAGACCGTGCCCTCATCAGGCTGATCGCTTCGAGCGTGGTTTAGAGGCGCGTCGCCCGTCGTCGCGGGACACCTGGGCAATGGTGAAGAACGCGTCGCGTTCGTTCTGAGGCTTAGCACGCAGCGCATGCAGGAACCGCAGTTCACTCGGCGTCAGGTCTGCCACGAACTCAAGTCCTTGATCCCGCACCAGTTCGAGCGGCGACACAGACACCGCAAACGCCAGCCGTTCGAGGTCATCGACGGTCAGTTCCACCCGGCCGGTCAAGCAATGCGCGACGCGCGATTGCGACCACTTCAGGATGCCCGCCACATCGCGTTGACTGAGCCGCTGCCGCGCCATCTCGTGCCGGAGGCGGAGACGCACCCGGTCAGAAAGTGATTCCATGCGCGCTCAGAGTAACGCGATTTGCGTGATTCAGCAAATGGGTAACGGTGAGTGTGAAATGTACTCAGATATGCACAAAATGAGTATTGACTTGAATCCGGCTCATCCAGTAAGGTGTGCCTATGAATCCAGACACCCTGTCGACGGATGGGGCCGCCGTCGAGCGGTCGGCCCGACGGAAGCGCGAGGCGTTCCCGTCCCTCCTGTCGTGGCGGCTGTTCCTTCGTCTGAGCCAGCGCCAGGCGGCCGACGTGCTCGGCATCAGCCAGAGCACGTACGCCCGGCTGGAAGCCGGCAAGGCCCCGCCGCGCCCGGCACTCGGCAAGACCATCAGCGACCGCACCGGGGTCGCGTTTGAAGTCGTGATGGGGGTGGCGTGAGCCGAGTCGAGATCGGACCCAGGCCGCGGGCTGGACGAGACGACCGTCCCTATAATTTAGCCGCGTTGGCTAGTCTGAATCTGACTCAAAATCACTGGCATTTGAACTGTCGTGGTGGTTTTTCTAATGTAAACCATGAGTCCGATAATAGATGTTCTGATTCATCGTCAGATTCAGACTCTTACTCAAATTGTGTATGGACGAGTGGCGGGCAGAATCAGCAGGTCCGCAGTCTAGCACACGCCCTCCCGTTTCTCGTCCCCAGCGAACCCCTTTTCGGCCGGAAGGTCTGGCGACACGCATGACGACGTTGATGGCGCCGCTGCGGCCCGTGCTGCCTCCAGACGAGCCCGCACGCGTGCGGTGGTTCAGCAAGCGCGTGATCCCGTCGTGCCACGCCGCCAGCGGCCCGCTGCTGACGCGCTATCACCTGGTCGCGACGCGCCTCTTCGGCGTCTACCTGCACCACCTGCACGTCAGCGACGAAGACCGCGCGCTGCACGATCACCCGTGGTCGTTCGTGACGGTGTTGCTCTCGAGCGGCTACTGGGAATGGACGCAGGAGCGGGAGTCGGCCTACACCGGCGAGCTGCGCGTCGTCGGCCGCGCGGTCCTGCGCAGGTCGTGGCGGCCGCGGTTCTCGGTGCTCTGTCGGCCGGCGGAATGGGCGCACCGCCTCGAGCTCGTGCGCCCGACGTGGACGCTGGTGGTTCGCTTTCGCGTACGCCGGCTCTGGGGGTTCTTCACGGCGCGCGACGGCTGGGTGCCCTGGCGCGACTACAGCCGCGAGTATTGCGACTAGGGATTGGGGATTAGGGATTGGACATGAGCCGAGAGACTGCTGACGCCATGACGACTGTGAGCACGCCGCTACGCCTTCGTCTTGCGAGCGGTTTTCCGAGCGGCGGCGGATGCTTGGCCGGCCTTTTTCGCCCGCGCCGACCGTTCCGCGGGGGTCATATTGGCCCAGGACTTCGCCCCGCCGATCTTTCCACCCTTCGCGCCTTGCTTCTGGAAGTAGGCCAACACGTCCGGCGGGAGTTGTTTTCGGAAAAAGGCCGCGACGTCCGGCGGGGGTTTCTTTGCCATCTTTGTATCATAACCCGGCTTCTGTTCTTTCCGCATGCGCCCTCTGGAATAAACAGAAGGGGGGTCTTGACAACACAAGGGGGGTCTTGTTAAGATTGTTCTTGTGAGTGAGCGGCGCACGACGCGCCGGTCGACCGCAAGGAGCGAATGAGATGGTGTTCAACGAGAGCAGACAGGACGCGGCCACGCACTACGTGCCGTGGTTCGCGATCGAGGCGCGGGTGTTCCGCGGCCAGGCGCCGCGGCGGCTGCAGGCGGTGTGCGGCGAGACCATCGCGGCGACGGCCTCGAGCAACGAGCCGACGTGCGCGGCGTGTCAGGCGTATCTGGCGGCGGATCCCTACGCGGGGAAGACCGGCGCCGACGTGTTCGGGACCGACGAGGTGACGCGATGAGCGTGCGGATTCTCGATAACGGCGACACCTGCGTGTTCTACTGCTCGACCAGCGAGGTGGCCTTCGGGCCGCTCGTCCACGAGAACGGCGACCACGCCGCGGACGAACGCGCGGAGGCGTTCCTGCGCTGGCTCCCCCAGGACGCGCGGCGCTACGACGACGCCGACCTGCTGGCGAAGTTTGCCGACTGGCGGGCACAGGAGGAGGAGCAGTGGGCGCGCGAAGCCGGCTGCCAGAACTGCGGGGCGAAGTGGGAAGGGGAGGACATGCCGCCGCCCACGTACTGCGACGACTGTGACGAGGAGCGGCGCCGCGATGCGGCGGCCGAACAGGCGCACGACCTTTGGAACGACGAGAGGGCGTTATGAACGCGGTCGCCTTCCTCTCGCAATCCTTCCACGCGTCTGCCGAGCGGCCGAGCGCACCGGCGGCGGCCACGGGGCCGGACGCGCGGGAGCTCGCGCCTTATCGCTTGCCTGATGGCACCGTGGTCCGCGTGGACGCGACGGCGGCCAAGGGGGCGGCGGCGATCAGCTTTACGCTCGCCGGCGGGCGGATTGTCACAGCGGAACGGCTCGACACGCAGCGGTAACAACGAATCACCAGGCCGGGCAGGACGCCCGGTCATCACCTTGATCGGCGGAGCCGACGCTTTATGGATACGCAAGATATGAAACTCGTCGCAACAGACCCGATGAAAGCGCCCGCGCTCCCCGAGCCGGTCGCGCGCCGCAACATCAATGAAGCGCAGTGGCGCACGCTTATGAACTCCCTCTACCCGGGCGCGAAGGGCGAATCCGTCCTCCTCGTCTGGGATTACTGCAAATCGCGCAATCTCGACCCGCTCAAGAAGCCCTGCCACATCGTGCCGATGGAAGTCAAAGTCGGCGACAAGTACGAGTGGCGCGATGTCGTCATGCCGGGCGTCTACGAGCTCCGCACGACCGCGCAGCGCACCGGCGAATACCTCGGGCACAGCAAAGCCGAGTACGGCCCGGAGATCGAACTGGCCGGCGTCAAGGCGCCCGCCTGGTGCGAGATGGTCATGTATCGCTGGAACGCGACGATCGCGCAGCGGGCCGAGTATCCCGTGCGCGTGTTGTTCGCCGAAGTCGTCGCCACGAAGCGCGACGGCAAGGCGAATGCGCGCTGGTCGAAGGCGCCCGTGCAGATGCTCACGAAGTGCGCCGAGGCCGCGGGCCTGCGCGAAGCCTTCCCCGACGAGGTCGGCGGGATCGCCACCGAGGAAGAGATGGACGGGCAGCGCGCGATCACCGTGCAGGCCACGACGCCGGCCGAGAGCGGCCCCGGGCTCGTGCGCCCCGAGGGCTACGACGACTGGATGAGCGTGCTCGTCGCGGCGGCGAACGCCGGCGGTGCCGCGCTCTCCAAAGCCTGGAAGGACGCCCAGCCGACGCTGCGCCAGTTCCTGATGGCGACGGAGCCGGAATCGTGGGACAGCTTGAAGGCCCGCGGCGACGCGGTCGACCAGGCCGCCGTGCAGGTCGGCGAGGTGGTCTCATGATCGCCACCATCCTGACCATGCCGCAGCGGTCGCCCGAGTGGTACGCCGCCCGGCTCGGCCGCCTGACGGGTTCGTGCGCGGGCGCGATGCTCGCGACGGTGAAGAACGGCGAGGCCGCCGGCCGCCGCAATCTCCGCGTCCGCCTGATGCTCGAGCGCGTCACCGGGCAGTCGCAGGAAGACGCCTTCGTGTCGAAGGACATGCAGCGCGGGATCGACGAGGAGGAGAACGCCTTCCGCGCGTACGAGGCCGAGACGGGCAACGTCGCGCGCCGCTCGGGCTTCCTGTCGCATCCGAGCCTGATGGCGGGCTGCTCGCTCGACGGCGAGGTCGACGGCTACCAGGGCATCCTCGAGCTGAAAGTGCCGAAGAGTGCCACTCACCTCGAATACCTCCGCGGGGACGTGCCGCTCGAGTATCTCCGCCAGTGCCAGCACAACCTCTGGCTGTCGGAGGCGTCGTGGTGTGACTTCGTCAGCTACGACCCGCGGTTCCCCGAGGGCCTGCGGCTGAAGATCACGCGGATCACGATGGACGACGCGCAGCGCCGCGCCTACGAGCTCGTCGTGCGGATGTTTCTCACTGAGGTCGAGCGGGAGGTGGCCGAGGTCGAAGCACTAGCGCGGGTCGCGCAAGGGCGGGAGGCCGCGTGAAGCGTCCGAGCGCGGCGGCGGTGGTCTCAACGGGCGTGGTGACCGACGGCGTCATCCGCCTCGACGACAAGGTCACCACCGCCGCCGAGCTCAAGACGGTGCGCAACGGCGGGATCGTCCTGACCGTCGAACCCGCGGGCGAGGACGCGCTGCGCGTCGTGAAACTGCGGAAGTACTACCGGGCCGTCGTGGTCAAGCAGCTCGCGGCGGCGGCCCGGCTGGCGCCCGACGACCTGCACGGGTTCCTCTGTACACAGTTC